AAGCAATGAATGTTAAAATCTTGACTAAACAAGAACTTCAGTATTTCAGAGAAAAATACAGATTTGAATTGAATACTGATAAAGTGTTTGTTTATGTCAATGGTTATAATAGAGTAACTGCTCATAATATCAATGAACGTATCAACATCACTTGTAAAGTTAGACGTATCATTATTTCACCAGATGCTCTATTTTATTGGTCAAAGTATCTTAAAGATAAGTACTCACCAATTGAAGTTCAAAATGCAATGAACTTCTTAAAAATCTCGTATAAGCCAATTCTTATCGAGTCAATCGATGAAGCTTTACGAGCTATCGCAAAATTATAAGGAGAAACAACGATGAAACACATTCAATTAGGTTTGTATGGAGAACCTGGTGTTGGCAAATCAGTATTTGCTCATTATGCACCTAATCGATTCTTTATCACAACAGATGCAAACTATCAATATCTTGAAGAGTTTGGTGCTAAAGAAGAAGACCATATTAGAGTTCGTACTTGGAATGAAGCAAAGATGGTCATTAATGACATTATGCTTGGTAAATATGACAAGTATGACACATTCGTTGTAGACTTACTTGAAGACTTATTCAAGTGGTGTGAATACGAATATTGTAAAAAGAACGGTTATGAACATGTATCTGATGTTGGTTTCGCAAAAGGTTATGATATCACAAGAACAGAGTTCATTATTGAAATCTCAAAACTTCTATCATTAGAGAATAAAAATGTTATCTTATTGATGCATGGCTTAACTTATACAACTAAAGATAGACGTGGTATTGAACACACAAAACATGGTCCATCTAATAGACTTCCAGATAAAGTCATTGACCAAATCGAAGGTCGTGTTAGAATGTTCTTAAGATGCTATCTAAAAGCAGAAGATGTTGAAGGTAAGCTTATTAAGAAACGTTATCTTTCATTAGTTCCAAAAGAGAATGAGTTTGGTATCATTCGTGGTGTTAATGAAAACAACATCCCAACAGATATTCCACTAGATTTCAAAACATTTGCAGAAACTATTGGATTAGAAACTGGTTCAAAGAAAACTGCTAAAAAAGAAGTATCTACATCTATTAAAGACATTAAATTAGATGAAGCTAAAGAAATGAAGTTTAGTGAACCAGTTAAAGATGAAAAACCAGCAGAGTCAGTTAAAGATGATGAACTTCCAAAAACTTTAGAAAAACCTGAAGTTAAAGAAGCAAAACCTGAACCTGTAAAAGTTGAAGTTGTAGAAACTAAAGCTGAAGAACCTGCTCAACCTTCATCAAACAAGAATGCTCAATTAGCAGCATTACTTGCAAAACTTGGCAAAAAATAGGAGGATGTAATTATGCCAAAAGAATTAACAGCTCAAGAATTACAAGAGCTTACTAGTAGAGTTGACGAACTATTTGGTTCGATTGACTTAAAAGGTGTATCATCAGAGTCAACTGGATTTGATGATTTACCAGAAGGCTACTTCTTATGTGAAGTCAAAGCTGCAGATTTAACAATAGCAAAATCTTCAGGTAATCCACAAGTAGCATTTAGATTTCAATCAGTTGAAAATGGTGTAGACATAACTGTTGATGAAAGAACAAATGCAACAGTTCAAAATGTTCTCAAAAACACAAAAAATCGTTCAATTTTCAAATACTACACTTTTAAAGAAACAAAAGATGTCAAAAAGTTTGTTTCAGATATGTTGAAGTTCAAAATTGATGAACAAGGCTCTTCACTTCCAGAAGAAGCATTTACAAACTCAGCAACAATCAAAGATGCTTTAGCAATTTTGGTTGACTTACGTATTTATGTCAATGTTTCTAATTCAGTAAATGAAGATGGAACTAAGTCTTCTTGGTATAATCTCATTTCTTGGAAAAGAGCTGAACAACTTGGATTACCAATGTAATTATGAATGCATTAGAAGTTTTACATAATATAGAGTCTATCTCTTCACTTCGAAATGCTAACTTGAAGTTTTGTGTAGTCTCATCTAATAAACATCCTTTGAAATTAGATGGGACTAATGCAAAACCAAACAATGAGCAAGATTTTGTAGATTTCGAC